TGACCAAGAGAAGATAACCGTAACTAGTACCACAAGATCCTTATAGGTTTAGAATCCTATAAGCAATCTGATAATCCAAACTAAGAAACTGAACGTCGTTAAACCTATTCATCTATTCACAGCAGCAGAATTGGATAAGTACCCAACTTGTGCTACACCGAATATGATATATATCCAACCCCCTATAAAAGGGATTGAGCATATATAACCATATACAGTAGACGCTATGTGACCAGTAATGCTACCTAGGAACCCAACAAAGTTAGGAACCCATGTAGACAATTCTGTCCACATAAGAGTTGTGAATATCTGTTGAGGATTACATGACCAAATTGCATCACCTAGATTCCACCATGGGTATCAAACAAAAACTAAGAATAAACTTAGCGCTGATGACATATACAGAGTAATAACTCCGATCCATGTGTCTATGGCGAACATTGGTACCACAGCCTCAAAAGCGGCTGTAATCTCAGGGATATGATTAATCATTGATCCCGTCATGTAAAACAACGCAGAAACTACCCAAGCCCTAAGTATAGATGTACCCCAATAGGATACACCCGATACCGAAGACGGACTCACTGAAAAGAAATCGTTATAAACGGATTCCAAATTCAGTAAGACTAGTCCCAATGTTCCACTAAAACTGAAATCATCACTAAAAATTAGTGAGACCAGTGCGAATACTAAACCAAGAGAGGACGTGATCCCTATTACAAATAGGAAATCAATCGCCCATATTAGTATAAAACTAATACTTTTCCAAATAACCCCCCCTCCTAATAGGAAGGAAAGCATATTTGGTTGAGCAGCTCTTGAAGCAGCATATCGCATCGTGAAAACACGAGACATTCTTCGCATACTTCTTAAAATCATGGTTATTGGAAAAATGGATGACTGACGTACATCTAATATCGCACCTGACCAGGTGTTCCAAAGTCGCTGTAATCTCGCTAATTCTTTCGAATCGCTTGACTTACCTTGACTAGGAGATATTAGGGTGGATAGCTGTTGATTTCCCATTTCATTGGAGATAGTATGAATCCTCTTCACAATTGGTTCAAGTTTATTGAACTCAATGTCAGCAGGTGATACTGATAAAACTCCATCCGGATCATATACCTTAGGAAAGATATATAAACCGGCTAATTGCCCTGCAATCCCCTTTACTGTCTTCCTCTGCATTAAAGCAGGGTAGGACCTGTAAAGTGTCGCAAAAGCTTTGGAAATACCCAATGCTAGTTGATCATAAAGAGATACTAATTCATCTTTCCATAATAGATTAGATTTGAATGCGGTAGACAATCTGTCTCCATATACAGCCCTAAATATATTAAAGAAGATAGGATCAGTATTTCCTAAGTCCTTCGCAATATAGTTATCAATAGTCGTGAACTCTTGTTCAGCAGACCTTGATAACCTCTGTGCCATACCTAAATATATAGAGGCTAAAATTCTTCATTTTGTCTCCAGATATTTTAATCCGGCCACAGATCCAATGTTAGGATGGAAACCTCTAAAAAGAGTGTTAACATCTGACCATTGAACTGGATATAATTTTACCAAAGACCACATCTGCCATCTCAGTGATAACTCTGACGATTTATAACCGATCCCAAGCATTGATTTCTCAGCGCCTGGAGTACAATTATATTTCTTAACAAAGCTCACTAAAGAAGCCGATTTATCAAGTGCAGCAGCATACTCCTTAAGAGGAATTGGACTTACGTCTTCTCCCCCTTTTAGAGTTCTCTTAGCAAACTCAACTGAATCACCTTTTACGGAGATCACTGACTTTGCAAGACCAACTTCTACCCCAAGACCAGTTATGATCTTAAGATAGTTATCTGCCACTGACTTATCCCAAATTACTATGTCGTCACCAAGAACGGCGTAGCTTCTAAAAAGTTTCCTTTTCGGAAAGCCTGCCATTCAAGCAGCAACTTGAACGATAAAGTGATGAGTAAAGGCCAACATGGCCCAGCTCGATAGTGCCCCCATAGGTTGACCTACAACATACGATACGGACTTCTGTTCCTTTCCAGGTAACAAATAGTCCCTATGTACAAGTAGCACCTTCCACAGAGCCGCATATACCTCCCCAAACTTATGGGAAAGTATAGCCTCCTGTAAGGATACTGGAAGTCTATCCGTAGCCGCGCTAAGATCAAAACTATACAACGGAGCCACTCCAAAAGGAATCCTAGTTAAAGGTTTCCCTTGGTTAAAAGTTCCATCTATATCAGACTGTTGTTTTAACAAACTAAACAGATAGGAATGTAGAGGCTTAAGTAGCCATTGTGTAAAAGGATCAACCATAGCGAATATTCTCACCTTCCCTGCAGCTTCTTGCTTCATACCTATCTTCCCAACAAAGCCTAATTTGCTGGGTCTCATAAGAATGTCAAACATCTTATGAAACTCAACAGTATTACCCTTGGGGAAGTAGATCGAAGCAAAACCCATTACACTTTGAAGGTACCTTGTTGACCATAGCCAAATGCTATCAAAAGCAGGAGACTTAGGCAACAGATCCTTCATAGCCCCTAGTGCCTGGATTAGGTGTGGATATCTCCACAGAGCTAATCTAGACCTCAAAATTGATGCCGGATGAGTTGATAACTCACCCAGAGCAGATTCTGAGTTAGGAGACGAAGTCATCATGGGAAACGGAGTAGGTGCTTCAAGGGATTCTAAACCAAGACTTTTAGGAGCAAAAGCTGCCCAGAAGTGAGGAATGTAATCCTTGATCCTATTCTCCATTTGAAGCGAACCCTTTCTTTCACTAGAGATAGTTTTCAATTTTGGCTCACTCTTGATTATTATACACCTATATAGGGATAATAATGTCAGAGACCATTTTATTGCTAAAATGTCGCCAGCTTTGATTCTTGATCGTATAGTGGTAGGAAGGATTCGGGGAAGACCTCCATTGGTCCTAGAAACTCTAGGGCCCAAGGAGGTTAAATCGCTTTCAATGTGTCCACCAATGCTTTGCTGTATCATTACACAACAAGCCTTTTGGTACTTTACTAAACCGTAAAGACCTTGAGACTGTATGATCTGATACTGTCTACGCATTAGTACTATTGTCAGCTTTACCCAGTTAGCGGTTAGATTCCCCACCATTACTTTCACAATCCTAAGGATATGTGAGTATAATGGTTTGCAAGCTTTTACACTTATCATGGCATTAAATGCTTTCGGATCCAAATTTAATTTGAATCGTGAGATCTTGAATTGTATTTTCATATCAATTTAAGGACATTTAATCTTCGGTTTCCCCCCGTGAGGAGGGGCCGCAGCCACCCTTGATAGGGATATGGGTTGTCTAAACCATACCAGGTTGAAGGAAGTTACTACTTTCGTAGCCCTCCCTTTGGCCTGACTTTCTTAAAGGATACTGTATAACAGTTGTTTCTTTTACTTAAGCCTGGGTTATTGTACACCTTTGACAAAAGCAGAATCTCTTAATCATACTCGCTCGTTTAGGTCCGATTCAAACGGACTAACATAACCTGAGTCAATTATTCTCAGGTCCGAGAGGATTACACCGTGAGAGGGTTGGCATGTATCTTAAAGCATATGAAATCATACGCTTTAGGACTATTAGCTGTTCCGTCTTTACCACTTTTATTCATCTGACTTAACAGGGTGTAATAAATGTATTAAGACTCTATTAGTATAAAAGTTCTAATAGGTTTGGCGAGACAAGGAAACTTCTTTCGTCTCATTCTTATTAGTATCTCTAGTATTATAGCAGTTTCTAGTACAGCATAATCATCGCTACCCTTCCTTAGTTAGGGATTGACGGTAGCGGGTTAACATTTACCCCTTTCGGGTCCACTGTCCACATGCATATAACACTAAGTCTAGTTTTCTAAGCCAACACAGGTCACTTCACCTTGAAGTAGATCTTATTCGTTGCATCAAGATTAGGCTTCCCACTCTTAGTAATAAGAATTTGATCAATATATCTGAGTACATTGATTCCTGACTAAGGAACGTGTCTCGGAGCTGGTTGTCACGCCAGTCTCCACAGTACCGATCTCGAAAGATCGTCGCTTGGGGTAAAGAGCTCAAAAGATGCCCCGGATTTCTCCGGATTACCAATTGAGGTATAAAGGCGCACTTCGCGCCTGGTGTTCCGAA